GTGCTTACCGATACAAAACTGAAAAACCTCAAGCCGCAGGACAAAATTTATAAAGTTTCTGACCGGGACGGGCTCTACGTTGCTGTGCTCACGTCCGGATCCGTCTCGTTCCGCTATGACTACCGCATTAATGGCCGGCGTGAAACGCTGGTGATCGGACAGTACGGGCGTGACGGTATCAGCCTGGCAGAAGCGCGGGAGGAACTCATATCCGCCAAAAAGCTACTGAAAGCAGGCCGGTCGCCGTCTGCGGAGAAACGTGACGGTATTAAAAAGATACGCGGTGCCGAAACATTCGCGGTACATACCGACGCCTATATGCGGCATGTCGTACTGGCAGACAGTACACGGGCAATGAAGCAGTCGGTAATCGACAGGGACATAATGCCGGTGCTGGGCAATAAGGTGATGGCGGAAATCACAACATCGATGGTGCGCGACCTGTGCGATCGAATAGTCGAGCGCGGCGGTCGGGCAACGGCAGTCCAGGCCAGGGAGATAATCAGCAGCGTTTACCGGTTTGCGAATGACCGTGGGCACGGACTGTTCAACCCGGCGGCCGACATAAAACCATCATCGATCGCCATGTTTAAACCGCGTGAGCGATGCCTTCAGCCGGAAGAGGTGGGGATATTTTTTCGCACGCTGGATAATGTCGGGGCCATGGCAACGATGAAACTGGCGCTTAAGCTGGTGCTGCTGACGCTGGTTCGCAAAAGCGAGTTCACAGAGGCCACCTGGAAAGAAGTCGATTTCAAAAAATGCACCTGGACGATCCCGGCGGCGCGCATGAAGGGCAGTCGTTCCCACGTAATCTATCTGCCAACTCAGGCCCAGGATCTGATGGTCGGCCTGCAAATGTGTGCTGGTGGTAGTGAATATCTCATACCCGGGCGCTACTCAGTCAGCAAACCGTTATCCAACGGTGCATTAAACAGGTTAATTAATACGACGGTAGAAACAGCGCAGCGCGAAGGGCTGGGGCTTGAGCACTTCGCGGTACATGACCTGCGCCGCACGGCCAGCACGCTTCTGCATGAGGCAGGATATCCATCCGACTGGATAGAGAAAGCGCTGGCGCACGAACAGAAGGGCGTAAGAGCGGTGTATAACAAAGCGGAGTACGCCAGGCAGCGCACTTACATGCTACAGCAGTGGGCCGATATGGTTGATGCCTGGATAGCAGGGGAGCACGCCGATTTAATTCCTTTCTCGCCGGTGAAGTTTGAGAAGTGGATGGAAGGGAAGTAGCCGCCACTGGCGGCTATTCATTCATCAGCTCATCGGGAATGTCAACCTCATCGCCAAGCTTTGCAGCTACTACAGCGCGGCAGATGGCGATTTGTGGTGTTTCTCCTTCGGCACGATACGGACCACCAGGAAAATACCAGCCTTCGAATGCTTCACGTGGTGGCCTTTCCGCAACGCGTGTGCTCACTGATGCATGCCATGATTCGTAAGTCTCCCAGCAACCTTTAGGATTTCCCTTCTCGTCCAGCATGGACTTATGCACATCATGCGGTGGCTCAATGAAAATTTGGTATGTGGACATTAGTGGCCCGCACTGACTCCAGTTGGTTGTTGGTGAAAAAACTACGCCCATCAATTCAACAAACGATCCTCCAGATGTGATGTGGATAACCGGCTGCCCCCAATCAACTGACCACGCCACCGCATAATCAAGTCGCACACCGCTAAGCTCTGATGTTTTTACTTTCATACAATATCTCTCAAATAAAATAGTCTGCCGGTTCGCCATGGCTGGCGGCGGCCTCGTTTGCCTCACGGCGCAGGCTCAGAAACTGCCCGACAGGATCCCAGCTATTCAGGATGCTATCGAGAGCTGACTGGCTGTGACGTGTCACAAGCCTTTTCTTTAGCAATAACGCGCAACCGCGAATATTCGCCCTGGTGGGCCCGGCCAGCTTCATGCACAGGCACATGGTGATTAGCAGATCGGCATATTCATCGGCTGCTGCTGCCAGCATCGCAGGGTCCATGCGCTGCTGCATTTCAGGCAACTGGTGTTTCAGGCTCATTGCGGATCTTCCCCTGGTTATCAGATGGTGCCAGCGGCGCGTTGCGCAGCACGGCGGTTAACAGTGCTAATGCTGAACATTCAGGTATTAACGCAGCCGAGATCCCTATGCCGCCAGCACGCATTACGCTTTCTTTTTCATAGCGTTCGGCTTCATGTCGGGTCATGCTGCGTTCCTTTTCTCAATAATATGAGCGCCGAAACGCATCAGTTCGTCACGCTTAACTGTGGAGAAGAGGCAATGTGTACGCGGCCACGGATGCCAGATAATAAGCATTGACCCTTTTGGATTTCCTGAAACCGCCTTCCCGTTTGCATCAATGAATGACAGGCGGCCGCCAGTAATAAACCGTACTTCGCTTGCCGTCTCGATCGCCTGAATAAACCAGCCGACAGAAGTATCCGCTGGCAATAACATGACACATCCGATCCGGCTCCATTTATTTTCATGCGCGGCTTTATCAACAAATGGTCCAATGTCGCTATATGGTGGGTTCATCCATACATAACCTTCCGCATAACCCATAGCCTGTGACCATGCCGTGGTAAGCGTGTTCTCTTCTTCCGAGATAAACAGGCGGCAAAGACGGTTTTGTTCCGATGCCGCTGCGTCCATTTGGAAGATAAACTCAGCATTCAGAGCTTCGAAAATTTCCGGAGGCGTGCGCCAGGTATCACGCAGAGATTCAGGCGTTTTACTTCCACCGTAGTCAGTCATGCTGCCACCTTCTTACCGTTTAATTCTTCAGCCAGTCGCTGAGCTTTCAGTGGGTTTCGAATCACCCGTCCGCCCGGGGCAATCCATCCCTGTTTTTGTTCCGAGTAAACCATGGTGATGCGGCCTACGCGGATGTTGTCTTTTGCGTTAGTCATAGATCACCCCGCACGTTGCACAAACGCCTGAGTAATCACCGCGGCGCAGGCCATTGCTTTTGGTGATGCACTGGTCACGGCGGATAGCGATCCGCGCACGCTCCACTTCGCCAACAGCAACATCCAGGCATTCAAGCCACAGACGCGCAGCAATACGGTACTGGCCTTGCCGCTCCCGGCTCAGCGCTTTCTTCTCGATCTCCATCGCAGCCGGACTGGTGGCTATCACCTTTTCCACGCGTCGCTGTGACGCGTAGTCCTGGTGATATCTTTGCATCTTCACTGACTGGCTCATTTCAACCACCCTTCTGTTGTGAGGATGACGCCCAGCAATGTCAGCCAGGCGAATACTGCGGCCAGATAAACGTACCAACCTGACCAGCGTTTCCAGTGGCGAGTTAGCGTTCTCATGCTGCGCTACTCACCGGGCGGTACTTCCGAAGCTCAACCGGGGGCTTTTTTCCGGTGTAAACCTCAGGGCTTTCCGCCTTGCGCTTATCAAGCCACTGCTCTACTTCTTCCTGAGCCCAGGCGCAGCGGCGATCTGTGATGTACCAGCGCTTTGGAAAATCTCCTGCAGCTTCAAGCCGCTCGATAGTGCTCCATGACAGTGGCACCACCTCGAGGAGTTTCTTTTTGTCAAATGCACCTTTCATAGTTACGTCTCCTGGTTGCATCAGCGGCGCACGCGGCGCCGCGGTGGTGTTACTCGAATTCGGGGCGCAGATCATTCAGCGTTATCAGAAATGCCTGGTAATACTCATCACCCAACTTTTCAGCCATGGCGTTAATTTCATCTTCGGCACGCTTAAACATCGCTTTGGCGTCTTCTGCGGATGAATCGAGGCTGTTCAGGATTGCGCTGACGTAGTCACGTGCTTCTTCGCGATCGGTATCTGAAACTACTGTCAGGCTCTGGTGCTCATCATCAACGACGGAATACTCACCTGTGATAACTGCTGCGTTATCCTGGCTCAGACCAGCTTCAGCGCGTTCATCCATCACAACTGCTTTTTGAAGTTCTATAGAGACAGGCAGGTATTTAAACAGGCGGCGGATCACCGTCTTTTTTGCCATCTCTTCGAAGTGGTCAACCCATGGCCCGCTGCTGCCGGCTTTACTAAGAGCTCGAACTTTCTCAACGTCTGCGCGACTCATTACTTCGAACTGAACGCCACCATCCTTAAGGCGGGCCACTGCATATACATGGGTGAGTTCGCCACGGTCTCCAGTTTCGCAAGGGGAATGTTCAAGCGTTTCTTCCAGCCCGTATGTGTATCTGAACTTGTCGTTCGTATGGACAGTACGTGCTGAGATGCTCAAAATCTGACCGGAGCGGCGGGCAAGGTCGATCATCCCGCGATAACCGATAATAAGCTGTGCTTCGGTCGATACGGTTTTCCAACTTCCGTTCACTTTCTGACGCTTGTCGAACGGTATCAGGTACGCGTGGCCGAGCGCGCCGCCAGGTTCCAGGCCGAGCTGAGCACACTGCATAATTGCGCCGAGGAAGCTGGTCTGGTCGCATGCTGCCAGCTTTGGAACCTTGCGGATCTCTGTAGTGGCTATACGCGCCAGGCGGTCAGCTGTCATATGCTTTGGTAGAGCCAGTGCCATCTGCGCTTTAATTTTTGGGTCTGCAAGAAGTCCAGCCAGCGTGGTTGGTTTCTCGTTATGTTGCGCAACCTGGTTGCCGGTCGCTGCTGCCTTAAGTGCGTTGGTAGACATTTTCTCTCCTTACTTCATTCTGAATACGCGTGATGTCGTTGCTGTTTTGAACTTTTCGTACAGGTCGGGGTGCTCAAGCTGGAATAACTGCAGGTCAAATCGGTTGCTTACCTGAGACTTCCAGGTGCAGATCGGCTTTCCGTCCAGAGTCAGGATTGAATGCTCCTGCATGTACAGCTTCAGCTTCTCTTCCGATACGGCGATTTCATCTTCAAGTTCTTTGAAGCGAGACTTCATATCGCGAAGGTTGTTGAATAGCGCCAGTGCCTTTCCATCAGCTTCAATACTGGAACCTGCATCCTTCTCAAACATCAGAGCGATATCGCTGACGCTGGTGGCATCCGGGGGGTTCAGGTTTTTCACCCGATCCCAGAATGCGACTTCTTTTTCCAGGATGGCCTGGATGGTTTCTTCGTCGCGTTCTACCCGGTAGATACGGAAGTCATCACCTCCAATGAGAACGCCGAATACGCATACTTTTTTTCCGGTAACCATCAGCCCATGCATTGCCTGCGCCGTGTAATGCACCGGGATTGCATCTGTCTGAACTTCCCCCCATTCCTTAGCCTTGAACGGGCTAACCGTTTTGATTTCGATGTTCTCTCCGGTAGCCGCTTCCGCATCGATCTCAGCTGCGATAAACCCATAATCACGGTGGATATACCGGTTTCCGCGATGAATGATTTCAAGGCCTGTTTCTTCGGATAGCAGGTCGATGACGTATGGCTCCATACGTTGGCCACGCGTGAAAACTTTCTGCTTAGAAACATCTACTGGCTTGATACGTGGCTGAACCTTATCCAGATAAACCTCAAGCGGGGTGCGCCACGGGCTAATACCGAGAATACCGGCGACATCACTGCCGCCGAGGTATTTGGTTCTGTCCATGCTGCCGGCGTTCTGCATCATGCCGCATCCCTTGCACTGTCGATTTTGTCGGCCAGGTCGTAACGGGCGGCGATCCCTGAAAGTTCGCGCATCATTGCGCCCAGGGTTTCTTCGAATTCGATATCGTCGAACACCATTGCAATCACTTCGCGGCGGATGCCTAAACCTTCCCAGCGCTGGCGTAAAACGTCCTGAATCTGGTAGTTCTTGACAGCCTGATCCAACTCTTCCTGACGCGCATCAACCTCTTTAGTGGCGCTATAGTCTTTGTCGAAACCGGCCATGATTTTTTTCAGCCGCTGAATCTGTGAAAAAGTCATCACTTCACCTCACCCATTTCATTGGCCGCATTGCAGGCCTCTCTGGTTACAAACGCCCACTCGATGCCGTCGCGCAGGCTCTTGAACTTCCAACTCATCAGCCCGGAAACCGTGATGCAGTACCATCCGTTAATGATTTTCCATTGCATGATCGTTACTCGTCGTTTTTACCGATGGGGTAATAATTATGCGTATGTGATTTGTTGTCAATAGGTATGAACGTAAAAAATTACCTTAAGGGTAACAATGTAGGCAATAAAAAAGCCGCTCATTGGCGGCTTAGTTTCTGAATATAAAGGTTATTATTCGTGATTTTTCCCGTTCTGGATCATCACAAAGTCTATAAAACTTTCAACTTTGTCTTTTTCGCTTTTAGGTAACAATGCGTAACGTGAGCGGTCGTATTTAATCACGCCCGGGTCGTCAGGCGGTATCAGCAGTTCATAACCACGACGACCGAACGCCGCGGCGATTGCGTCCAGGTTCGCAATGGTGATCGAAACCTCGTTGCGAAGCATCCTGTTGATTGAAGACTGGCTGATGCCGGATGCTTCTGCCAGCCTCTGCTGTGATGACAGTTCACGATTTTCACTCATCCACGCACGAAGGTTATGGGCGGCCAGCTCGCACGCGTCGCCAGTGTCCACTTTGCTTTCCTCTTCACGAATGGAAAGGCTGCGGTCGATGTCCAGCCAGTTTGTTGGTTTATTGGCAGCTTTCTCAATTTTGCGCGCTGACTGATCGCCAATAATCTTCTTCCCATTCGCCCAACGGTTAATCAGGTTGGGTTGCGTCACCATTCTTTCCGCCAGGCGAGACTGTACGCCGTTAAACTCACGGTCAATTACGTCTTTCAGGTTTTCGCGGCGAACGTCATGGATGCTTTTCATGTCAGAAAGTTATTTCTCGGATGTGAATCAATTGGTGATTCAATTTAAAGCGATTTTACCTGTGGGGTAAATGCACCTGAAAGGTAACAAACCTTGATTTTTATTACCTGATGGGTGAATATTTATTATCTGAAATGAATATCAGGCAATAGTCATGAACGAGAACAATCAATTCGATTTCAAGAAGCACTGGCTGGCATTAACGCCTGATGAGCGTGAAGCGTTCGCAGACGAGGCCGGGACCACCAGTCATTACATCCAGACCCATCTGACAGGAAAGCGGAAATTACCCGGTAAGCGACTGATGGATGGGCTTTTTAAGGCTGCCCGTTCTCACGGATGGGTTAAAACCAAGCCCGAGCTTGCCACGTTTTTCTACTCCTGATCCCCACTCAATCGCACATAAGGCCGCCTTCTGGCGGTCTTTTCATATCTATTGATACCGTAAAGGTAATAATTATCCGTTTGTGGTTGATCTTTTTTTTACTCTACCCGAATATTGTCGTAATAGTAATCGGTAATGAGGCATCGATATGAAGATCGTAACCCGTATGGAGGCTGCGAAAGCAGGATTGAAGCGTTATTACACGGGAAAACCGTGTAAGCACGGTCATGACAGTGAGCGCTATGTATATAACGGCCACTGCGTGGAGTGCGCCATCAACACCAGTCTGCGGCGCCAGGCTGAGATTAAGCGAATCATGGAAGAAGCCGCGAAAGGTTCTGGTATTCCGGAGGTGATCTGATGGCCAGTTCCTGGATAAAGGTCGAGGTTATCACACCCGACAAACCCGAAATTTTCCAGATCGCTGAAATCCTTAATATCGACCCTGATGCCGTTCTCGGAAAGCTGGTTCGCATATGGGCATGGGCTGACCAACAAACAATTGATGGTAACGCTGGTAGCGTTACACGTGGAGTACTTGATCGTATCTCTTTCATTACAGGTTTTGCTGATGCGTTGATCGCTGTCGGTTGGCTCGCTTATGAAGACGGGAAGATGGTTTTACCAAATTTTGACCGGCATAACGGTGAATCCTCGAAAAAACGGGCACTTACGAACAGAAGGGTGGCGGAGCACCGAAAACGTGATACGCAAAATGTAACGCAGTCAGCGTTACAAAAAGCGTTACCAGAGGAAGAGGAAGAGGAAGATATAAAAGATATTAAAACCACACGCGAGAGAAAAATTAAAAAATCCTATCCATACCCGGAAAAGCTGAACGTTAACGCATGGGAAGAGTGGAAAGCCTACAGACGAGAAAACAGGTTTAAATCCTATGCGCCAACCGAGCGCAGCGAAGGCGCAGCCATCACAGAGTTGATAAACCTTTCTGGAGGAGATCCACAGACCCAGATGCTGATTGTCCAGCAGAGTATGGCAAAGGGCTGGAAGGGACTTTTTGAACTGAAGAATACCAGCCAGGCACGACGCAACGATCCCGAAGTTCCACACTGGAACAGCCCAGAGGGCTGGAAGGAATTTATATGACGCAAAATGTGTTTGAAGCAATTAACCGTCGTGACGGAAACGCCCTGGCGCGCATGATTGGCCCCGAACAGGATCACCAGGTCGATAAAGCTGAGGGAGTTGTTAATGCCACGGCTGAGCGACTGGTTGACGCTCTGTTCAACCAACTTAAACAGGTTTTCCCGGCAGCTGAGCAGACAAATCTGCGCAGCCAGGCTCATGAAACAGCAGCGAAGCGGCAGTGGATAGCAGCGTTCGCCGAGGCTGGAATTCAGACCAAAGAGCAGCTTTCAGCGGGTATGCGTAACGCACGGGCCAGCGGCTCACCTTTCTGGCCTTCGCCAGGACAATTCATCAAATGGTGCAGGGAAGGTCACGGTGCGCTGGGGATTAGTAGTGCCGACGTGATCGCGGAATACTGGCGCTGGCGGAAGGAAATATTTCAATATGCCTGCAGCGAAGATTTCCCATGGAAAAAACCAGTGATGTATCACATCTGCCTGGAACTGCGCCGTCGCGGCACAGAAGGCCAGCTTAGTGAAAAAGAGCTTTCGAGAGAGGCTACAGATTTACTGGTTATGTGGGAGAAGCGAGCCGCAGAAGGTAAGCCGATACCGCCGATTCGTCGTGCTCTTGCAAAGCCTGATGCACCGCGTGGGCCCACACCGGCAGAAATGCTTATGGCTGAATATCGGCGACGCAAAGCAAACGGAATGGTGTAAGTCCAGCGGCGCGGGAGCGCATTTTTTTACGATGTGATTATTACCTGAAAGGTAAAAAATAATGCGCATAACTATTGAATTTAATTCGTATGTGGTTTTAAATTACCTAAGAGGTAAAGCATGAAAAAGCGGTTGCAGGCATTAGGGCGGCTCAAAACCGGCCAGATGAACAGGACCGAGGCGGAATACGCTGCGACCCTTGAAAGCTGGAAACACGCCGGACTAATCGCCTGGTATCGGTTTGAAGGGATCAAGCTTCGATTGGCTGATAACACGTTTTACACGCCTGACTTCGCAGTGATGCTCACCACCGGTGAGATGGAACTGCACGAAGTGAAAGGGTTCTGGACTGATGACGCAAGGGTGAAAACCAAGGTTGCCGCCGATCAGTATCCGTTTCGCATCATCGGCGTGACAAAGCAGGCGAAGAAAGCCGGCGGAGGCTGGAAAACTGAAGAGTTCTAAATCGATGATCCTTTTTGAATTCAATTTAATCAATAAGTTAAACGGGTAAGCGGGGGTAATGATGGGTGACAAAACTAAACACCTGGTTCGTGTCGGACACGAATTTGCAGCGGCAATGAGTGACGACACGCCGATCATCACGATTGCGAAGATGGTCACAGAGCTTGCATCGGCGCTGGACGTGCAGAGTACGCGTAGTGATGCGCTGGCGGCTGAACTGGCTCGCTATTCAATGCCTGCCGGTGAGGCAGACCAACGCATGGCAGAGTCTCGCGCCGTTCGTCAGGCACTTGGGTTCGGGCAAGATGCTGATGACGTCGCACCGGTTGACCTGGTGGAGCGCATTAACGCGCTGGCGGAAGCACTCAAATCGTCAGAAGCAAACGACGCTGACGCACGTTGTCATGTTGCTGAACTGGAAGCCAAGTGCGCGGCGCTGGCTGCTGAGAATGCGGCGCTGATTGGCTTTGACGCGGATGAGTTCAGCTATAACGGGCCCTATCAGCCTGATGATGCGGTTCTGGAAAAACTGAAAACCCCCGCAACGGACGCATGGGTGAACGAACAGCGGGCGGTGGGTGCAGAAATGTGCGTCAAGGCGCTGGTTACCTCTGATGACGACAGTTTCGAAGACGCGCCTAACATCTGCGCCAATGTCGCAGCACAGCTTCGCGGCTCGGAAAGCGTTCCGGTTGAGCGCCTACTGTTAAACAAATTACAGGAGGGGCGATCATGACCATGACAGCAGAACAACCGGCGCAACTGCGCGAAGGTGGCGCAAAACGGTTTCTTTTCACTGCGACCGTGAAACATGTCGAAGGGTATCAGACGTTCTTTGTGGATGCGGAAACCCAGGAAGAAGCCGAGGCCGGAATCGAAAATGGCAACGGACAGATTTACGAGCATGAGCTGGAAGTTACCGACCTTGACGACTTCATTCTTGACCGCGTGACCACCACTGATGATTTCGGCGACTACCCGCCAATATCTGAAGCTGACCTGGTGCGTATGGAATACAACGCGGCGCTTTGCGAGATGCTACCCGGCATCCAGTACATGGACCCGCCAGACGGCGGGAGCGTTACGCCTCTGGAGCAAGTACGCCGGATGGTTGCTGACTACCGCCAGCGCATCGCTGAACTGGAGAAGAAAACGGCTTTTCTGAAAGAGAAATTAGCTCAACTGGCAAACTTCAATCCCGAATGGGACGTGCTGGAAGCTGCCACAGATAGTCTGCGTGAGCACATGTCCGAATTAACGGCAGCGAATAAGCGCATTGCCGAACTGGAAGCGCGGACGGTAACTGTGAAGTTGCCGGGTAGGTGCGAGTGCTGCTACTCGGAATCAGAGGCGGCGCTTTTTGACGGCGTACAGAGTGAATGTGTTGATGCGTTCAAATCTGCCTGTCACGTGGCTGGCATCAATTTAACGGTGGAGGGGTGAGGGATATGAAGATGGGCGACCATATGGAACCTGTTATCGAGCTGCTCGAAGAACTGAACGGCAACGACACGGATGCCAAGTTAAAACTTCTTTCGCTGGTTATAGCTGAGTACATGCTGAAGGCTGATGTTACCGGATTTGAAGTGACCGCTGGAAAAATGACAGTGGCTGTCGATATCAGCCTGGAGGACTAACCATGACAATCAACGAACGCGTATCAGATGAGCCAATGACTCATGATTTAAAAATTTACCCTGAGTTTTTCAGCGCCGTAGCAACTGGAGTTAAACGCGCTGAGCTACGCAAAAACGACCGGGCATATCGTGTGGGCGACAAATTGCATTTAATGGAAACTCCGCGCGGCAGTTGTCATTCTACTGGCGAATACATCAATGCAACAATCACACACATTGCAGATGTTAATGAATGGATTCCGGGTTATGTGCTACTGAGTATTGAGCGCGAGCTACAGCAGTACCGCGCCGCCGCTGAGCCTGTGGCCCCCATTTGGGGAGCGGAGAAATATCCTGTATGTCGTCCTGTTCCTGGCTCTCAGATCATTGTTTGGGATGAGACTGGTAAATTTATTGGCTGTGGCCGCGCAATTGATACGTGCGAATCAGGCATAGCTATACAGATGAATGACGGCCACAGGTTCGATTCAAACCATACCATCCGCTGGCAGTACGCACTTCAGCAATATCCGCAAGTTACGAGCGTGCCTGAAGAGCTTTTATCGGCAATGGAAGATGTTTTGCGCATTTCTGACCGTGACCACGACGCGTGGAATCGTGCTAAATACGCAATCGCCGCAATCAGGTCAGCGCCAGCAGTACAGGCAGAGCAGGAACCTGTAAGCCAGCCTTACACGTTGCCTGAACCCATTACGCGTAACGACGCGGACGGATGGCGGATGTACAAGGGGCGTCGTGTCGGCGGTGGCTGCGCCGAGTGGTACAACCGTGCGCTTGATGACTGCCGCGCCGCAATCGCATCTGGCAACTCTCCGGCAATCCCGGAAGGTTATGCACTGGTGCCGAGCAAGCTGACGGCAGAGAATGGAGCGAAGGGTGCGCTATCCGGTGAGTTTTCAGAAACCAAGTTCATAAGCTGCCCTGAGTGCTTTGGCGATGATGAATGCGAAACATGCGACGGAAGCGGGAGAATTGAAATTACAGTGCCTGTGTCATGGACGACCATCAAAGAAATTTGGGCAAAGGGTGTTGAGCATTTCGCAGCAGCACCGAAGCAGGAGGCTGAGTGATGTCCAAATTAACAGAGCACGAGGTGATTTCAGTGTTGGAGGGGCATGGAAACTGTATGACCTACCAACTGGCAAATATCATTACAGCAAAGCGTGGTTACAAAGACCACGTAAAAACGCCTCAGGCGCTTCGCCTTCTCAAGAGAATGGAGGCAAAGGGAAAGGTTCGCCGCGTCAAAAGTGTCTATGCGGTTCAGATTTGCTGGGCGCTTGCCGAACAATCTGGCGGTGAGTGATGCCTGAGTCAGCAGCAGTACGCAAAGCAAAGCAGCGCGCCCGCCAGGCCGCTGCTGGTGAGCGCAAGCTTGAATTGACGCTCGATGCACAGGAGCTGGAAATGCTGGCGCGTAACTGCGCCGCCCGGCGCCCCGGCAAAGACCAATACGACATGGCGGAGTATATCGCGTTGTTGATTCGCCAGGACGATGCCCGCGCCCGTGGACGCATTAAGTCGATCAGCACCCGGCAGTGTGGCAAGTGCGGCGATCGGCTCCCGGTAAATAGTTGCCCCTGCAAGGGTGATTCGCAGTGCTGGGTAACCAGCGGATGGCATGAAGTTAAGTTAGTAGTGTGACATGTCACGAAAACGTAACCGCTCCCCTCTTGCAAAAATCGCCTCCTGATAATACTGTTTATACATACAGTATTTATCGGGAGGCATCATGATTATTCGCTATCTCCTTGAGTCCAAATATTTCATTCTTTCGCCCGGCGACGTTCTGAAGTCGTCCGTCCTGTGCGCCGACCAGGACAAACAGATTTTCGTGATCTGGTATTACTCCCCTGGATGGCACGTCGCGGAATACCTCTGGCACCGGCGCTGGGAAAAACTGACCAGCAATGTCTTTGAGAATGAGGCCTACGCCTACCAGTACGCGGTTGATTTCTTCATGGCCAGACGGGAAAAGAAATTGCCTCCGCGAATGTCGTTTGATGCACACCTTGAACAGCTCGGCGTAAAAGTTCACGGTATTGCGCTATAGCGGTAACAACATGGTATTCTGTTACCATTGCGGTAACAATTTCGTGAGGATGCCATGGCGAAACGACCCTCAACACAGTTTAAGCCTCTGACGGTTATCCAGGAGGCTTACTGTCAGGAGTACATCAAATCCCCTGAGAATCAGACTCAGGCGGCGGTTAATGCAGGTTATTCACCCAAGACAGCCGCAAAGTTTGCCAGTCAGAATATGCGTGATGAGCGTATCCAGAAACGGATTGCGGAGCTGATGACTGAGCGTAACAAACGCCTGAAGGTCAGTGCGGATTACGTCCTGAATCGGCTGGTGGAGATCGACCAGATGGACGTGCTGGATATTCTGACCGATGAGGGCGGACTGAAGCCGATCAGTCAGTGGCCGAAGATATGGCGCACCACGTTAAGCGGGATTGATATCAGTAAAATGAAGCTTGAAGATGATATCGAATCAACCCTGCAAAAAATAAAATGGCCGGACAAGGTGAAGAACCTCGAGCTGATTGGTAAGCACGTCGACGTCAACGCGTTCAAAGACCGCGTGGAGGTATCCGGCACGGTCACCATCGCCGACCGCATGGCGGCCGCCCGTAAGCGCCTGAAAGAACGGCAGGGCGGTGAACAGTGACCGCCGCAGCCATATCGCCTGAAGAACAGCTTGTTGAAGACATTGCCAGCTTTACGCACGATCCGCTTGGCTATGCGCTTTACGCGTTCCCCTGGGGCGAAGATGGCGGAGAGCTGGCGCACGCTGCCGGGCCTCGCCAGTGGCAGGCTGATGCATTTCGGGAAATAGGCGAGCACCTTCAAAACCCGGCGACGCGGCACCAGCCGTTGATGATTGCCAGCGCATCCGGTCACGGTATCGGTAAATCGGCATTTATCTCAATGCTGATTAACTGGGGCATGTCCACCTGCGAGGACTGCAAGGTTGTGGTGACCGCCAACACCGAAAACCAGCTGCGCACCAAAACATGGCCGGAAATAATCAAGTGGTCGAACATGGCGATCACCAGGGAATGGTTCACTACCACTGCAACCGCGATGTACAGCAACGACCCGGGCCACGACAAACGCTGGCGCGCCGACGCCATTCCATGGAGTGAGCACAATACCGAAGCGTTTGCCGGGCTGCACAACGAGCGTAAGCGCATCATTGTGGTATTCGATGAGGCGTCCAATATCGCAGATCTGGTATGGGAGGTTGCCGAAGGTGCGCTGACGGATGAGGACACAGAGATTATCTGGATAGCGTTCGGTAACCCGACGCGTAACACCGGTCGTTTCCGCGAGTGCTTCCGCAAATATAAACACCGCTGGAAGGCAAAGCAGATCGACAGCCGAACGGTAGAGGGAACAAACAAAGAGCAGCTCCTGAAGTGGGTGGACGACTACGGCGAGGACAGCGACTTTGTGAAGGTTCGTGTTCGCGGGATATTCCCGGATGCGTCAGAGCTGCAGTTTATCCCGACAGGTCTCACTGACGAGGCGATGAAGCGCGTGGTGACCGCTGCGCAGGTGGCGCACGCTCCGGTGATTATCGGAGTTGACCCGGCTTATTCCGGCGTGGATGAAGCGGTGATATACCTGAGGCAGGGGCTGCACAGCAAAGTGTTATGGACTGGCAGTAAAACCACCGACGATCTGATTATGGCGAAGCGCATCGCTGACTTCGAGGACCAGTACCAGGCTGACGCGGTGTTTATCGATTTCGGCTACGGCACCGGCCTGAAGTCCATCGGCGACGGCTGGGGACGCTCCTGGCAGCTTGTGCCGTTCGGCGGCGCATCGACTGACCCGCAGATGCTCAACAAGCGTGGTGAGATGTTCAACAGTTGCAAAACGTGGCTTAAGCTTGGCGGTGCGCTGGATGACCAAGAAACAGCTGATGATTTGTCGGCGGCAGAGTACAAGGTGCGGGTGGACGGCAAGATAGTTATGGAGCCGAAAGAGGATATCAGAGACCGTATCGGGCGATCTCCAGGCAAGGGCGATGCGCTGCTGCTGACCTTTGCTTTCCCGGTGGCGAAGCGGTTGCGCATTCCGGGGCAGGATGGGCAGCAGGGCCGGGCCATCACTGAATACGATCCCTATGCCTAAGACCTCGGATTTGAAATCCGACCTCAGTATGAAGGCGAGTTGCAGATTAGCAACTCGGGCATAAAAAAGCCCGCACTCGGCGGGCTATTGTGACATGTCACGGTGTTACTTAATGGCATCAAATCCAGCGTTGATGGCTTCCGCAATATTGGTGGCAATGATTTTATCAAATTGCCCATCCTGAATAAGCGCCGCATTCAGGCATTGCAACTTCATGTTGTATAAATGTGCACTGCGGTAATCGGCATCTGATTTTGATAGTCCATTCTCGAATGTTTCATGGTGTCCGCCGCCCATGTTATACCACTGCCAACACTTACCGAACTCACGATTCAGATCGCCATCATTAAGGCCATCAATCACTGACAGGTCAGATACCGCATCTTCATGCTCAGGCTGATATCCTTCGCCGATAGCTTGTTTCAGGTATTCGATCATCTCGCCGCGTGGCGGGTTAAGCTCTTCAATCTCACTCATAAATTCACCTTAAAAAAATGCCCGGCGAACCGGGCTAACTAAAGCCAATGGGAGTTGCGGGGTTTACAACAGAAAGCCATCGCGATGACGTTCTGGTGTAAAAAGGGTGGTATCAGGAAAGGATTCAAAAAAACCTGTGCCGCCAAGATTTACACTGGTACTGCGTTATCACGGTCCTGAGCGTGATTCTGCCGTGGGCCAGATGCTTATCTTCTGGTTGCCTCGATGGGCTGCAATTCACCACAACGGAAGTTCCCCTAATTGCATTTAATCCATGTCCCAACGGAGAGGGGAACTCCCTGTTGCGTCCTCGTCTGCTTCCGAAGTGTCACACCGTACCGCCACGATGGTGAGTCGCTATGACGTGCCCCTGACCAACATCAGGCTTGGCTTGCACATTCCGGTGATCCTGAAGGCGTTGCTGGTGAGGCAAACAAGGAACCTGTCAGGCCGCTGACGACGCATGTGCCATACGCCGTACTTCTTGCCGGTTACGTCTCCGGCGAGGGCTTTCACCTCTCGTCTGGCTTTTCCACGCAAGCGCGTGCTTGTGTTACCTAAAAGGTAATAATTAACCAGTAAAGTGTCAATACCCTACGCTAAATAATCCTTATGTGGTTAAATTGGTAATAATTTAAACGCGTGTGGAGTTATTGAAATGTGCATGGGTAGCTCACCATCAGTACCGGCAGCGCCGGAAATTCAGGCAGCACCACAGGAGCAGGACGCCGCGGTCGTGGAATCCCGCGATGATGAAATGCGCCGTCGTCGTGCTGCAGCTGGCCGCAACTCCACACTGCTGACTGGCGCACAGGGTGATACCTCCAGCGCTAATACCAGCGGTAAAACGCTGCTTGGTCAGTAAGGGCAAAGGATATGGCCGGTACAAACGAAACCATCAAAGAGCAATTACTGAAACAGTTTGCTCAACTGGAAAATGACCGGTCGTCATTCGATCCGCACTGGCGCGACCTGACTGATTTCATCAACCCTCGCGGCTCACGATTCCTCACGTCAGAAGTGAATCGCGGCGAACGGCGTAACACCAAAATCGTTGACCCAACCGCGACCATGGCGAACCGGACACTGTCCAGCGGCATGATGTCCGGCATTACCAGTCCGGCCCGTCCGTGGTTTCGCCTGGCAACTCCTGACCCTGACATGATGGATTACGGCCCGGTTAAGCTGTGGCTAGAAATCGTGCAGCGCCGCATGAACGACATGTTCAATAAGTCGAATCTTTACCAGTCACTGCCCCTGCTTTACGGCAGCTTGGGCACACTGGGCACCGGCGCGATGGCTGTGCTGGAAGATGACGACGACATTATCCGCACGATGATGTTCCCGATTGGCAGCTACTGGCTGGCAAACTCTCCACGCGGCAGCGTTGATACCTGCTTTCGCAAGTTCTCGATGACCGTTCGTCAGATCGTCATGGAATTTGGCCTGGATAAGGTCAGCACGTCAGTTAAAAGCATGTGGGAGTCGGGCAACTACGAGCAGTGGATCGAAGTGATGCACTCTGTTTTCCCGAACATAAACCGCGATACGGCAAAGCTCGACAGCAAAAACAAGCTGTATAAGTCCGTCTATTTCGAGGTTGGCGGCGACAGTGACAAAGTGCTGCGCGAATCTGGCTACGACGAATTCCCCATCATGGCGCCGCGCTGGGAAGTTAACGGCGAGGACGTCTACGGCTCATCCTGCCCTGGCATGATTGCCCTTGGTCAGGTTAAAGCCCTTCAGCTTGAGCAGAAGCGCAAGTCACAACTGATCGACAAAGCCACTAACCCGCCGATGGTCGGGCCTTCATCGCTTAAAAACCAGCGAGTTTCCCTGCTGCCTGGCGACATCACGTATATCGACCAGATGGGCAATCAGGATGGTTTCAAACCTGCTTACCTGGTTAACCCGAATACTGCCGACCTGCTGGCCGACATTCAGGACACGCGGCAGGTGATCAACAGCGCCTACTTCGTTGACCTGTTCATGATGTTGCAGCAAATCAACACGCGCTCAATGCCGGTTGAAGCTGTTATCGAGATGAAAGAGGAAAAGTTACTGATGCTCGGGCCGGTTCTGGAGCGTCTCAACGACGAATGCCTGAACCCGCTGATCGACCGCGCTTTCTCGATGATGGTGAAAAAGAACATGCTTCCTCCGCCTCCGGATGTGCTTAGCGGCACGCCGCTGCGCGTGGAATACATCTCCGTTATGGCGCAGGCGCAGAAGTCTATCGGCCTGTCCAGCCTCGCCAATACCGTGACGTTTATCGGTCAGCTTGCAGCGGCGAAACCTGAAGCGCTCGACAAGCTGAACGTGGATCAGGCGATCGACACGTTCGCCGACATGTCCGGCGTATCAGCCACGGTCATTCTCCCGCAGGAGCAGGTGAACAAAATCCGCCAGGACCGCGCACAACAGCAACAGATGCAGCAAAACGCAGCCATGGCAATGGCGGCGGCGCAGGGAGCCAAGACCCTCAGCGAGGCGCAGACGTCAGATCCAAGCGCACTGACAGCGCTCACCCGCGCAGCGGCGGGAGGTAATCAGCAATGACAGACCTCTATGAAGATGAGCAGCCGAGCGCTGAACAACTGAAGCGCATGGCAGAACGCGAAGAGCGAGACGCCGAAGATATCCGTTTTGTTATGGGCTCCGAGCGTGGACGCCGCGTTGTGTGGCAGGTGCTTGAACAGGGAAAGGTGTTTGCCGCCTGCTTTGCCGCCGACCCGCATATCACAGCTTTCAACGAAGGGCAGCGCAATCTGGCGCTGGCGCTGTTTCAGCGCGTTATGACCTGCTGCCCCGAACTCTATCTGAAGATGGCTGATGAAGCCGCTAAACAGGAGTGATCATGAATTTGTTTGAACGTTTACTTTATCGCCGACTTTGCAACGAGCAGCCTGCCGATGGCGGTGCAGCTCCGGCCTCCTCAGAACCTGCTGCACAGTCCCCGACTGGAAACGACGCGCCAGCTACAGATCCGGCTACTCCAGCTGAAGAACCTGGAAAACCGGAAGACGGGAAACCTGCTGATGGTGAAAACAAAGATGTTAAGCAACCGGAAAGCGAAAAGCCTAAGGAAGAAAAAAAACCTGAAGGCGCGCCGGAAACCTATGAATTCAAAGCCGCTGAAGGCGTTGAACTGGATACGGAAGCCCTGAAGGACTTCGAACCGGTGGCACGCGAACTGAACCTGACTAATGAGCAGGCGCAGAAGCTGGTGGACGCATACCCGAAAATCCTGGCTGGCGTGCAGCAGCGTCAGGTTGACGCCTGGCAAAAACAAACTCAGGACTGGGCGGCGGATGTGAAAGCCGACAAAGAGATTGGCGGCGACAAACTCACCGCCAGCCTGAGCAAAGCGCAACAGGCGCTGGAAACGTTCGGCACTCCCGAGCTGAAAGAATACCTGAACGAAACCGGCCTGGGTAACCACCCCGAGCTGGTGAAAGCGTTCGTTAAAATCGGTAAGGCCATGTCTGAGGACAATATGGTCTCCGCCGGAAATACCGGCCAGCGTAGTGCTGCCGAAGTGCTCTATGGCAAAAACTAAGAGAGGATATAACCATGGCTGTTAAAGGCTTAACTGCGCTGACGCTGGCAGACTGGGGTAAGCGCGTAGACCCGAACGGGAAGGTTGATAAAATTATCGAGCTTCTCGGTCAAACTAACCCGATCCTGCAGGATATGCCTTTCGTTGAAGGCAACCTTCCAACCGGGCACCGAACCACTATCCGTACCGGCTTGCCCGCTGCTACGTGGCGACTGTTGAACTACGGCGTTCCGCAGGGTAAATCAACCACTGCGCAGGTTACCGATACTGTCGGTATGCTGGAAACCTACGCAGAGGTAGATAAATCGCTGGCAGATCTGAACGGCAATACCGCCGAATTTCGTCTGTCGGAAGACCGTGCATTCATTGAAGGCATGAACCAGCAGATGGCGCAAACGCTGTTCTACGGCGATACCAGCGTCAACCCGCAGCAATTCATGGGCCTTTCTTCCCGCTACTCCAGCAAATCCGCCGGTAACGGTCAGAACATTATCGACGCTGGCGGCACCGGCACCGATAACACTTCTATCTGGCTGGTGGTTTGGGGTGAAAACACGGTGCATGGCATCTTCCCGAAAGGCCAGAAAGCTGGCTTGCAGCACCAGGATCTGGGTGAGCAAACCCTTATCGATGCCAATGGCGGCAAATACCAGGGCTACCGTACCCACTATAAGTGGGATAACGGTCTGGCACTGCGTGACTGGCGCTATGTTGTTCGCATCGCGAATATCGATGTCAGTGATCTGAGCGGCGGCAGCGCAGCCAACATCGTCAAACTGATGGTAGCCGCACTGCATCGCATCCCGAACCGCGGCATGGGCAAACCGGTGTTCTATATGAACCGCACCATTGCCCAGGCGCTTGACCTCCAGTCTCTGGACAAAGCGTCGCTGGCGCTGTCCGTCAAAGAGACCGAAGGCGAATTCTGGACCACGTTCCGTGGCATCCCAATCCGTGAAACCGACGCGATTCTGGAAACTGAATCCCGCGTTGTGTAACGCCTGTCATTAACGAATGGGCCTTAACGGGCCCATAAATGGAGATAAAGAGATGATCCTCGACAAACTGTTGATGTTCTCCGAATCACAGGCGGTTACGGCGTCTGCTGCTTCGACTGATGTGATTGACCTTGGCCCGATTGACGGCACGCGCCGCGACATCGGCGTGGGTGAGCCGCTGGAATGGTTCGTTAACGTCAACAACACGGCGACCGCCGCCGGTGCTGCGACTCTTAACGTCAACCTTCAGACCAGCCCGGACAACTCCACCTGGACGACCATTGCGAGTTCCGGCGATCTGGCGCTGGCCGCGCTGACTGCTGGTAAACGCATCGTTTCCCAGAAAGTGCCGCAGGGTGTTCAGCGCTACCTGCGCCTGAACTATGTCGTAGGCACCGGGCCGCTGACCGCCGGCGCTTTCACCTCGGGTATCAATCTGGATGTGGATGGCAACAACACCACGTTCTACGCGACCCGTTCCAAAATCACTGGTTAAGGAATAAGTAAATGACTCAGGAAAAAGCGAAGTACCGCGTTCTGCGTCTGTCTTTTATCGGCAACCAGTTGCTTGATGAAGGCGCGGAAGTGGAATACGACGGCGAACCTGGCAGCGCGCTGGAGCCGATCAACGATGCCGCCGAGGCTGCCAAGAAGAAAGCCATGACGAAACATGGGCATCCAGATTATGACGTTAAACCGGCAACGGTGAACGTTCTGGATGGCGGCTCTAACGAAGAATCCAGCGGCGCTATCAGCGACGATCTGGCATCGCTTCGGCAGCAGTACGAAGACCTTTTCAACGAGAAGCCCGGCAACATGAAGGCCGAAACGTTGAAAGAGCGTATCGCCGATAAGCGTAAAGAGCTGGGCGTTTAAGCCTCAGGTGTTGAACAGAGGGGCTTCGGCCCCTTTCTTGCAGGAGCGCATTATGGAACTCGTAAACCTCAAAACCGGCACCGACACCTATCAGGATGAAAGCGGGAAAACACAAACCCGCGACGATTATCCGTGGGGGCTGTGCATTAATCTTGATAACGAAACGCTGAAAAAACTCGGTGCCACGCCGCAGCCGGTTGGCTCTGAAGTGATGATTACTGCCCGCGCCATTATCAAAAGCACTTCCTCTCGCGAAAGTGAAGACGGCACCCGCCATGATGCCAGCCTGCAAATCACTGATATGGCGATCGCCGCAGCCAGCCAGCAGGAACAAAAAAGCGCCGCTGAAACTCTGTACGGAACCGGGGGTGAGTAATGCCTTCCGTCATCGAGATCTGCAACCGGGCGTTAAGCAACATTGGTAACAGCCGCAGTATTAACAGCCTGAACGAGGCCAGCAAAGAAGCGGGCGAATGCTCCCTGCATTTTGACGCCTGCCGCGACGCGGTGCTGTCTGATTTCGACTGGAACTTTGCCACCAGGCGCGTGGCGTTGGCCGACACCAACAGCCCGCCGCCAGACTGGCAATACGCTTACCGATATCCGACTGACTGCCTTCGTATCACCGCGATCATGGTTCCTGGTGTGCGTAACCCCGCATCGGCTGATCGTGTTCAGTATGAAGTTGGCGCAGATTCCAGTGGCACCGGCAAGCTGATTTATACGGATCAGCCGCAGGCCTGGCTGAAGTACGTTATGCGAATCACCGACGTGAACATGTTTGATGCCATTTTTCAGGAAGCCCTTGCCTGGCGACTGGCGGCTGCAATCAACATGGCGCTGACCGGTAGCGCGGATCTCGGTAACAACGCACTGAATATGTACTATCGCGTCATTCTCAGCGCCGGTTCTCACAGTATGAACGAGTCGCAGGAGCCGGTTCAGCCTGAAAGCGAATTCACCATTGCGAGGTTGTCATAATGGCTATCAGCTGGATCCAGCCGTCATTCGCTGGTGGTGAAATTGGCCCGTCTCTGTACAGCCGCATTGATATGGCTAAATATCAGATAGCGCTGCGCAAGTGCGATAATTTCATCGTGCGGCAATACGGCGGCGTTGAGAACCGCCCTGGCACGCATTTTGTTGGCGCAGCAAAATATCCCAATCGCAAATGCCGCCTTATTCCGTTTCAGTTCTCAACCGTACAGACGTATGCGCTGGAGTTTGGTCACGGATACATGCGCGTTATCAAAGATGGCGCTTATGTTCTGAACAACAGCAATGTGATTTATGAACTCGCTATGCCATATGCAGAAGCCGATCTGTTCCGGATTAAATATACGCAGAGTGCGGACGTTTTAACGATCGTTCACCCGTCATACCCGCCAAAAGAATTACGCCGGTACGCGCATGACAACTGGCAGATAGTCGATGTGGAAACGAAGAACGGTCCATTCGAAGATATCAACGTTAACGAAGCGATCACTGTTTATGCCAGTGACGAAACTGGAGTTGTAACGCTCACCGCCAGCCAGCCAATTTTTGGGGCTGAGCAGGCAGGGAAACTTTTTTATCTTGAGCAGCCTGCGATTGATTCCGTCCCTATATGGGAGACCGACAAAGTCATTTCCAGTGACGCCGTTGAATCTCAGTCATTTGATACTGAGGCAGAAGCAAGTGCGTTTGCCGTAACTCTTGATCCCGATGACATAATCAGTATCGCGCAAAGCCCAATAACGAATAAATGGGTGGTGACGTACAACCTTGGTTTCGTGCGCCGTGCCGACGGAAACTATTATCTGGCAGTTTCGACCGGCAAAACCGGTACGCTGCGCCCGAGTCATACCGAGGGTACAGCATGGGATGGCTGGGGCGGCGACACTGGTGTGAAGTGGGAATACCTGCATTCCGGTTTCGGTATCGTAAGGATTACCGCTGTTTCTGGTGACGGTTTAACAGCAACTGCAACAGTAATTTCACGCATTCCATCCAATGTGGTGGGGAGCACCAAGGCGTCGTATAAATGGGCTCGCTACGCATGGAACAGTGTCAATGGATACCCGGGAACAGTCGCCTACTATCAGCAGCGCCTCTTCTTTGCCGCGTCCTGGGCTTACCCGCAAACCATCTGGGGCAGCCGTACAGGGGATTACAAGGATTTTGGTAAAAGCATCCCATTACAGGACGACGACAGAATTATCTACACCTATGCTGGTCGGCAGGTTAATGAAATTCGGCATCTGATTGACGTCGGATCATTGGTTGCGCTGACGTCTGGTGGCGAATACGTGATAACTGGCGACCAGAATAAAGTCCTGACGCCAGGATCTTTCGCTTTCAGCTCGCAGGGCTCTAACGGCTCAAGCGATGTACCTCCCATTGCGGTGGCAAATATTGCCCTGTTCATACAAGAGAAAGGCAGCATTGTCCGCGATCTGGCTTACTCCTTCGATGTTGACGGCTATCAGGGCAGTGATTTAACTATCCTGGCAAACCACCTTTTCCAGAAGCATTCTGTGGTCGACTGGTCATTTTCTATTGTGCCTTACTCAGCGGCATGGTGCTGTCGTGACGATGGTCTGTTGATGGTTATGACCTATCTGCGTGAACAGCAAGTTTTCGCGTGGGCGCCGCAATCAGGAACTGGCAAATTTGAAAGCACCTGCTCTATCAGTGAGGGTAGCGAAGATGCGGTGTATTTCGTTGTTAACCGTTTCATTAACGGCCAAACGGTACGCTACATTGAGCGCCTTTCGAGCCGCATGTTTACTGATGAACTGGACGCCTTTTTTGTTGATTCTGGTCTGAGCTATGACGGAAGAAACTACGGCGACAGGACGGCTACTATCACCGGCGGAACTGGTGATTGGGACTATCACAACAACTTTACGCTAACGGTAAGTGGTGGCGCGTTTTTCTCTGCTGGTTACATTGGCGTGCAAATACAGTTTCCTTATACAGGCACTGATCCCGACAATGGCGAGCCGGTGGCAATGGATTTACGCTGCGAGATACTTGCTGTGAACAGCGCCAATTCCGTCACAATTTCCACTAACCGTAATGTTCCCCCTGTATTGCAGAACGCCGCAACCACCAACTGGCGTGTTGCACGACGCACTTTCGGTGGGCTTTCGCATCTCGAAGGCCAGACGGTAAACATTCTTTCTGATGCCAATGTCGAGCCGCAAAAAGTGGTCTCAGGCGGCGCTGTCACTCTGGAAGAACCGGGTGCCGTGGTGCACATCGGTCTACCAATCAACGCTCAGTTTGAAACTCTGGATATCAACATTAACGGCCAGGAAACACTGCTCGATAAAAAGCAAATCCTTCCTTCCGTGACTCTCATCGTTAATGCCAGCCGCGGCATTTGGGCAACCACTCCTGGCGGAAAATGGTACGAATATCCGCAGCGCGAATTTGAGTTCTACGACGATCCGGTTAACGACTCCACAGGTAAAGTTGAAATTAAACTCGACAGTGTCTGGAGTAAAAGCAGCCGCGTGAAAATTCGCCAGACCGATCCGCTTCCGCTATCTGTCCTGGCTGTTATTCCTCGCCTTACCGTGGGGGGATTCTGATGATCGATATCCAGTTATTGCCCGCGAATGAAGAGCATATCCAGTTAATCCTGCCGAATGTACGCCAGGCCGATATCGATGAGCTCTACGCGGTATCGCTTATGAGCACTGAAGAGGCAATCCGCGTTGGGATTCGTACAGCAACGATGTCCTGGTCTGGTTTCGCCAATGGTGAGCTGGTCACGATGTTCGGCGTATCGCCCGCATCAATGATCGGTGGTAACGGTATTCCCTGGCTGGTGAGCACCCACCTGGTGGAGAAATACCAGAAAACCTTTCTGCGCCGCAGCCGTTACGCATTACAGGCGATGCTTGAGGTGTATCCGCGTCTTGAAAATTACGTTGATGAGCGCAACCACGTCGCAAAAGCCTGGCTGCACTGGCTCGGTTTCCGCCTTGAAGATGCTGCGCCTTATGGCGCTCTTGGCCTTAACTTCCACCGATTCCACATGGAGAGAAAATAATGTGTAACCCGGCATTGGCTCTTGTCGCAGTAACAGTCGCTTCATCGGCAGCTTCAATGTATAGCCAGAGACAGCAATCAAAATATCAGTCAGCAGTGGCAGATCAGAATGCTGATATTGCGGAGTCGCAGGCACAGGACGCAGTTAACCGTGGAAACATCGAAGCGGATCAGCGCCGTCGTGAGATGCGACAGCGTGCCGGTACTGCTGCGGCAACCATGGGGGCTACTGGTGCGGAGTTGAGCAGCGGTACCGCTCTGGATGTTTTTGCTGATAACGCTCAGTTCGGAACGCTTGATGCATTAACCACAGTGAACAACGCACAGCGTGAGGCATACGGCTATCAGGTGCAGGGCATGAACTCACTTGCTCAAGGTGAAATGGACAGAAGTGCGGCCAGATCAAATATAACTCAGACTCTTCTTACCACACCGTTAAATGCCGCCGGGGCTTATAAGATGGGTGGTGGAGATTTGAATAAATTGTTCAGTCGTGATGCAGCACCAATTTCAGCAGCAGTTGGCACTCGTACAGGGCGCTAAGGAGATATCATGCCAGTCGTACCAACCACATCAGGGCGTCAGGTTCAAAGTAGAGGTGTGCAGACTAGTGGATTTACCGTCAGGGCAAATCCAGAGGCTTTTGGCGCTGGCTTACCTAATGTAATAGACAAATATGCTGGTGTTTATGCAGAGGCCAAGCAGCGCGCCAATGTCGCGATGGCACAGGATGCATCGTTGCAGTTAAGCGCCGTCGGCAGTGATCTGATGACGAACCCGGAAACAGGCCTGCTTAACCTGAAAGGCAAAAACGCCATTGGCAAGGGCCAGGTTTACACACAGCAGTTTGATGCTCAGGTTGAGCAGATCGCCGGGTCACTTCCTGACGAGCAATCACGCAATGCGTTTTTGCAGCAGGCGCAGCAGCAGCGTATCCAGTTTGCCAGTCAGGCCGGACGGCATGAAATCGGGCAGATTAATGCTTATGAAGAGGGCCAGTTTCAGGCCACTCTGCTTAATAACGGCAAAATGGCGGCAGGTATGTACGGCGACAACGCCGCTTACGTCGCCGCAAATCAGCAAACTTTCCAGCAGATTGAGCAGTACGGCGCCGCGCATGGCTGGAGCGATGAGCAAATCCAGGCCAAGAAAATTGAGTTCAAAGAGAAAGTAGCCGATACCGCGCTGTCTCAATGGTCTGCAAATAACGCTGTTGGGTTTATTCAAAGTAACGGGGAGTTAAGCGATACGGCAATGGGCTCCCGCCGTGCGGTGTCAGGTGGTTCCGCAGGTGTACGCGGTATTCGCAACAACAACCCGGGCAACCTTGAATACAGTGATTCAAATCCGTGGGTAGGCCAGACGGGTAGCGATGGCCGGTTTGCCAAATTCGAGACGCCTGAACATGGCATTCGCGCTCTGGGTCGCAACCTTATTTCTTACCAGAAGCAGGGGATCGACACGGTTAACGACATTATTAACCGTTGGGCACCGCCGGAAGATAACAATGATACTGCCTCTTATATCAAGGCCGTATGCGCACAACTTGGCGTTGAACCCAATCAGCCGGTTAATGCCTCAGATCCTGATACCCTGAAAGCGCTTTGCGCTGCGATAATCCATCACGAAAACGGCGAGCAGCCATACAATGCACAACAGCTAAGCACGGGCGTTAATGCCGCGCTGGGTATCGCGGATCTTCCCTCCACCAACAAGCGCTATACCGGTAACGCAGCATTCGACGCAGCAAGCCCACAGGCGCAGGCTGCTTTCCTGCGCCAGTCTGAACAGATGCGCAACCAGCAGCAGGCCGAATATCGGGCCTTGCTGGATGGCCGCGTGCGTGATGCCAATGCTGCATATCAGCGCGGTGTTGAGTTTCCTGACGCACCATCACAGACCGATTTTATGGCGGCCTACGGGGTGCGCGAGGGCAATGCCCGCTACACTGAATTCCGCAATAACCAGATTGCCGGCCAGTATATCGGTGCGTTTCGCGCACTCCCAACCAAAAGTATTGAATCTGCCGTTAAGGGTCTTGAGCCTGGCACCGGAGAAACAGGAGAAGGGTATGCAGCGCGCGCCCAAACGTATGACGCCGTTGTGCGTGCGGCCAGTGAAGTTATCCGCCAGAGGCAGGCAGATCCGGTTCAGTTCTCCCTTGCTTCCGGGCAGTCAAAGCCCATCAACCTTAACGACCAGGCTGGTTTCGCCGAAACAATCGCCCTCCGCGCTTCGCAGGTTGAAGGCCTGGCGCAGTCATACGACACGCCGTTGACCTTCTTTTCCAAAGATGAGGCAAACCAGATCGGCGCATTCTTCCGCGACGCGCCAGTCTCCCAGCAGTCCGCTTATCTTGACGCCATTCATAAAAGCACTGGTGGCGGTAAAACCTATATGGCTGCACTACAGCAGATCAGTGTTAACGCGCCGTCGGCTGCGGTGGCGGGCATTCTGATGGATAAGCCAGGCGGTATGGTGGCGGAAAAAAACTGGTTTAACCCTGACGTTAACGTGTCTCCTGATATTGCATCACAGACGATCCTGGCTGGTGCAGCGGCACGCAAAGGCAGTAAAGATGTGAAAGGTATGGTGATGCCGAAAGAAACCGACATGCGCCTGGAATTTACCGACACAGTAAAGGATGCTTTCGCCGGTGACGCGCAGGGCGCAACGATGGCTTATGAGGTAGCGAAAGATTATTACGCTGGTGTCATGGCTAAAAAGGGTGATTTCTCAGGGGAACTTGATGCCAGCGTCTGGAAGCAGGCGATCAACGTCGCCACAGGCGGCACGTATGACTATAACGGCATGGGCAACGTATTGCTGCCGTGGGGTATGGCTCCAGAGCAATTTGATAAGCAGGTGAACCAGGCGTGGGAAAACCAGATAGTCAAAGCCGGTATCAAGGCACCGCAAGGCCAGTATGGTCTGCAAAGTTACGGTGACAGCCAGTACCTGATTAAACTCGGCACCGGCTACCTTCTGAAGGATGACGGAACACCGGTGATCCTTGACCTTACTCAGCAGCGCCAGCGCTTTGCAGGAGGCATCCCACAATGAGTTATTTCGGGCTCAATACGGTAAATCAGAACCAGCAACTGGATACCGCCGCGTCAAATCCGGCTGGTGTATCTGGCGATAACGATGTCGGATTCTTTGACAATGCCGGAGGTGCGGCGCTGTCCGGGCTTTATTCTGGTCTGGTGGCGAAACCAGATCAATTGCTTTGGGCTGGTGTTGATACCGTTGTTTCTCCGATCGCACAGTTCATCAACGAAAACACGCCAGTTCGTGACACGTCACAGGAGTTTATCGCCGAACAGCGAAAGCTGGCGCAGGAGCAGGTAAAGCGGCTCACGCCAGACGCCGCCACAACCGGCACCGCCGGGCAGGTGCTTAACGGTCTGTTTGATATGGGATCGCAGGCGGTGGTGGGTACAGTGCTTGGCGGGCCTCTTGTTGGTGCGGCTGCTGTAACCTCCGGACAGGGCTTTTCAGAGTTCGAACGGCTCCGCGCTGCTGGCGTTGATGTGTCCACGGCTCAGGATGTGGCGCTTGTGCATGGCATTACCGCCGGTGCTGGCACGCTGATACCAATGAGCCTGGGCCTGCGCGCTGGCGGTGCGCTGGCGGAAAGCACTGGCGCGCAGATTGCCCGCGGCGGTGAAAGTGCAGCGCGTAACGTGTTGGCGGCCACTGCCCGCGCCGCGCCGGATATCGCCTACGCCGCCGGAACAAACGTCGCTTTTGGCATGGCTCAGCGCGGGCTCACTGCTTCAACGCTGCGGAGCGGCGGTTATGATGAGATGGCAGCGCAGTACGATGTATTTGACCGCCAGGCGCTGGCGATCGATGCGGTGCTGGGCGTTGCGTTCGGTGGCATAGGCCGTTTTATGAATGCCCGTGGCGAAACCGTTCGCCCGCCGGAATTTGCGCCCGCTGATGTGGATGCGGCGCTGGCAGCCAACGCATCGCAGCACGCTGAATTCGACGTGGCTCCAGGCGTACCGGTTAACGTGTTGTCGCGTAACGCCCATATTCAGGCACTGCAAAAAGCAATGCGCGATGTGAGTGAGGGAAATCGCGTTGACGTCGCCAGCATCGCCGAGGCTGCCGATTTCAGCGCCGTGCCCGGCAGGCGCAACCTGATATCTCAGGCCATAGACGAAGCTCTTTTTACCGCCGAAGAAGGGGCGACGTCGCGCGCCGTGGAGACACGAATCCTGGAAGAACAGGCCGCCCAGGTATTGCCGCTGGGTGAGCGTAAAGCGCTTCAGTCTGAGATTGCTAATAGTGAGCGTATCCTGGAAAACCTTAACACTGATCGCGCTGCCATCCTGGCAGAGGAACCCGTCGGAAGTGGTAAAGAACTGGCACAGGCAAGGGCTGATAAGCAGGCACGACTGCGGGCGGTAGACCAACGTATTACTGAAACCACCGCCAGATTGGAAACTGCCCGGACGGATCTGGCCCCTCACCAACCCGGTGGCGCTAAGTTTGAGGCGCGGGCAGAACTGGCGCGCAGGCAGCAGGCTGAAACGGATCTGAATACTCAGGCGATGGCCTACTACAAAACGCCTGAAGTGCTAACCGCCAATGAAGCAGCTCCGTTCAATAACACCCGCACATTAACTCAGGTTGACCAGCAATCCGCCCATGACATTGACCTTCAGTTTGCGGAAGATTCACTGGCGGCGTCGCCGGATATGTTGATCACGGTGCTGGATGATGACGGTAACCCGCAGTCCCGCAGCGCCCGCGAAGTGCTGGAAGAGGCCAAACGCGAGAATGAGCAGGCTATTCAGGATTCAAGCCTGTTTGATGTGGCCGTGGCATGTTTCTTGAGAGGATAAATTTTCATGCGCCAGGAATGTATCAACGCAGTACAGCAGGCCGCACAGCGCACCCTTACCGCGCGCGAAATCCAGAATATCGAAGACCGCATATACCGCAATATGCGCCAGCTTGCCCGCAACGATCCGGCGTCATGGCGGCAAATGACCGATGCGGAACGGCTGCGCCGCGCCGGGCAACTGGCGGCGGACGAATTGCAGCAGGAAGCAGGACTTAAGCGCCGCCGTGTTGCGCTGACCATTGCCGCACGCCAGCGCCTTGACGCATTCATTAACGGCTACCAGGGCACCGACGGCAAGCTGGGCGCGCTTAACCGCACCATTGCATTCAGTGCTGACGGGAAATCGAATTTCCTGTCTGTCGAGTCGCGCGGAAAGGCCACGCGTGATTATGCGCTCAGCCAGATCCAGGAAGCGTTTGAAGCTGTTGATCCACGTTTTTTCCACCTTTTCGAAGATGAAAAGGGCGTCCGTGATCTGGTGTTCGAAATTCGCGGTCAGGACACTGGCAACGTCAAGGCTAAGAAGGGGGCAAAGGCCTGGGCTGACGTTACTGAATTACTTCGCCGCCGCTTCAACGATGCAGGTGGTGATATCGGCTATCTGGAAAACTGGGGCATTCCTCAGCACCACTCAATGGAGAAAGTGGGTCGCGCTACGCGAGAACAATGGATCAGCGATGTGATCGGCAAACTGGACCGTAAATACTACATCAAAGAAGATGGCCAGTTGATGAGCGACGCGGAGGTTACGGCGTTTCTCGGCGAGGCATACAACACGATCGCTACCGGCGGCCTGAACAAACTGAGCGATTCCGGTATGCGCCTGTCTGGAGCGCGGGCCAATCGCGGAAACGCGTCACGCCAGATCCACTTTAAAGACGCTGATTCGTATCTTGATTACCAGCGGCAGTACGGTGACCGCTCCCTGTGGGAAGTGATGGTAGGGCACCTGGAGGGCATCAGCAAAGATATCGCGCTGGTGGAAACCTACGGCCCAAACCCGGATCATGTTTTCCGGTCAATTCTCGATGAGGTGACAGCAGAAACCGCTACGGCGAACCCGCAACGCACCGGGCAAGTGAAGCGCATGGCGAACAGCACAGAGAACCTTTACAACTTTATTTCTGGCAAAACTCAGCCAATTGCCAACCCTCATATCGCGCAGTGGTCTGACAATATCCGCAACTGGCTGGTGGCGAGCCGACTCGGTTCCGCGCTTCTGGCGTCGTTCTCTGACCTGGGCACGATGTATCTTTCGGCGAAGGTCACTAACCTGCCGATGAACCAGCTTTTCCGCAACCAGCTTGAAGCGATGGATCCGACAAACCGCACCGAGCTGGCCCGCGCGCGCCGCGCCGGTCTGGCGATGGAGTCCCTGCTGGGCAGCGTTAACCGCTGGGCAATGGATAATATGGGGCCGTCTAAAGCGCGGTGGGCAGCAACCGCAGTAATGCGGGCCAGCGGTCTTACCGCATGGTCAGATGCGCACAAACGCGCATACGGCGTAACGATGATGGGCAGCCTGGGCGAGGTCGTTGCACGATCGCCGGATTTGCGCAGCCTCGATGATGCCGATTTCCGTATTCTGAAAAGCAAGGGCATTACCGAGCAGGATTTCAGCGTGTGGAAGCTGGCAGACCAGGAAGACTGGGGGAAAGGCAATAACACCATGCTGACGCCTGAGAGCATCATGCGTATTCCTGACGACGCGGTGAAGCACCTCGGCGCGCCGGAGCGCGTTAAATTCGAGGCTATGCGTAAACTGCTGGGAGCCGTGGCGGAAGAGGTGGACATGGCGGTGATTACGCCTGGTGCCAGAGAGCAAATGATCACCGGCGGCGGCCTGCAACGTGGAACCTGGAAAGGCGAGCTTGTGCGCAGCGTGTTCCTGTTCAAGAGCTTCCCAATCTCGGTTGTCATGCGGCACTGGTCGCGCGCAATGGGGATGCCTTCCGCAGGTGGCCGCGCTGCCTATATCGGTGCGTTTATCGCCAGCACAACGATCCTTGGTGCGCTGTCGCAGCAACTGAACGATATGGCATCCGGGCGCAACCCGCGTGAGATGACCGGCGAGGACGCGCCAAAATTCTGGCTAGGCGCATTACTTAAAGGGGGCGGACTCGGGTTATATGGCGACTTCCTGCTGTCTGACCACACTCGCTATGGTGGTGGTGCTCTGGCATCCATGCTTGGCCCTGTGGCCGGACTGGTGGACGACGTGGTTAAGCTGGGGCAGGGCATTCCGCTTAATGCTGTTGAAGGCAAGCCAGAACAGACTGGCGGCGATCTGGTGAAACTTGGTAAGGGGGTCATTCCCGGCGCGAATCTGTGGTATGCAAAAGCTGCACTTGACCATATGATATTTAACCAGTTGCAGGAATACTTCTCGCCTGGCTACCTGCGTAAGGTTGAGCAGAGATCGAAGAAGAACTTTAATCAAACATACTGGTGGCGGCCGCAGGATGTTACGCCGCAATAAGGACGGTGAATGAAAAATATATTTAAAACTGAGCGCCCAATAATTGCATTAATACTTGGCGCTTTTTTGCTACTCAAGGTTATTTCAGGGGTTGGTTTTTTCTTTAATACTCAGGGGATTGTAAGCGCAATTATAGGCATTGAAATTGTGTTCATATTATTCGTGATTTATGGAATGAACAAAAGAGGTGGCGGAGAGGCATCAATCAAGACAATGATATTACTTACCGTATCAGTAATTCTTCTTGATTTCGCAGCGATATTTGTTGTTCTAAACGGAAGCGCTCTCAAAAGTGAGTATATAGCAAGAATTGTTGGTGGTGAGTTAACTTATATATTGACGATTATATATCTTACCTTTTCAAAGAAAATTAAAAGATTCAAATCTTTTCAGTGAATGAATGGCCGCATTGCGGCCATTCTATTACTTGCCGCCTGGGCGAGAATCAGCTGAACGATCACCGCAGCGAGAACCATCGCTGGCCGTGTCGTAATCGTGCTGGCAATTTCCTGCAAAAGCCTGCCCCACTGACCCCAAGGACAATAAAACAAGAAGTAAAGCAAACGCCTTTTTCATTCTCTTATTCCCGTCTAAACCATCGGGTGATGGCGATCGTATTGTAGTCTTAAGAAAGGTATTAGTTTACGCTCTTCGTCAAACTATCTGGTTTGCTTCCTGACAATCGCCGCGCAGTAATCCAGGTGCGTGGCCACATCGTCGAGTGACATTTTGGTGCTTACCACATAGTTGATCAGCGCTACCAGTTCGGCCATCGCGCCGCCGACGTCATGCCCGTCATCATCCAGTTCTCTAAGCAATTCCATAAGTTGCGAATTTTCAACCAGGGATAGAACGCCTCCCGGCGTGTGTACTTCTTTTGCAAATCCATCTTTAAGCGGCTTGTTGTACGGACGTGGCATAACATCGTCTCCATGAATGTACTGTATGGATATACATATACCAAAAGGTGTGGGTTTTAGCCAGCGGAAACATGATTACCCTTAAGGTAATAAAAATTGACTTTTGCGTGTATTTGATTCTTATGTGGATTGTCGGGTTATAGAATAACCAGATATGGCCGCGCGCCGGGCGCAGCAATCATCTGGAGAACTGACGATGACGGTCTCGACCGAAGTTAACCACAACGAGTACACAGGTAACGGTGTCACCACCACTTTCCCTTATGCGTTCAGGATTTTTCAGGCCAGCGACTTACTGGTTACAACCAGCGACACAAATGGCACGCTACGTACGCTTACCTTAAATACTGACTACACGGTTTCCGGTGTTGGTTCCTACTCTGGCGGTACGGTGATATTGCCTGCTCCCCTGAGTAATGGATGGAGCATTTCTATTGAGCGTGATCTCCCGGTTGTCCAGGAAACCGATCTGCGTAACCAGGGGCGCTTCTTTGCTGAAACGCATGAGGGCGCATTTGATTATCTCACTATGCTTATTCAGCAGTGCTTCGGATGGCTTCGCCTGGCGCTTCTGAAACCTAATCTTCTGGCGCGTTATTACGATGCCAAACAAAACAGGATTTCCAACCTTGCGGACCCTGCTTCTGCAATGGATGCTGTAAATCTAAATACGCTCTCAAAAATGATCGGGCATCACTCCGATGGTTATATCGACGCTATTTTAAACTCTGATCAGTATATTTTCGCAAAAGGTACTGAGTTAACACAAATAAATTACGGAGAGGTGAAGTTTTTTTATGGTCCAGGCTCTGCAACGTACGGCGGAGTTAACTTTCTCACCTTGACACCTGGAGTAGATCCTCTTCGCGCCAGTTTTTTTATGACTCCCGAAGATGCTATTTACGGAGCTGGGCTTGGCTTCCCAACTTACGGGACTGGGAATTTTAATGCAGTCATGTCGATAGGAGCCCATCCAGAGATTGCCACAGCGTTTAACAGAACAACCGCGTTCGGAACTAACAATTTTACGAAACCAATTCAGATCGACCGATGCGAAGCATTTGGTAACTCAGCATTAATGTTTATGCGTTATGGTGAACGTAATAGCATGTTTGGAACTATAGCTGGTCAATGGCTTGGGACAAATGACCCAGAAGGAGATGGTCACGAATTATGGTCAAATGCGGGTGGATACAAGCCTGGGCAACCGGGATGGGACTATGGTGGATTCGAAACAGCCAACCCCGGCATAGGCGCTAAAATCGCAGCTTCTACCGCTTATGCCACTCAAAGCAGTGAATGCGCCAGAAACGTGGGAGTAGGTCGTAACGCATTCAACGGCTCTGTAAAACTGATGAATTGCACAGCGATAGGGTATCGAGCTTTAGCATCCGCGTATTTCGCCAACAACTCATCAGCATTGGGAACGGATGCATTCCGTTCTGGTCTGTTCCTTAACAACTCTGTAGCTGTAGGATTTGCAGCGGGCACTAACTGGCAGGAAGGCGAAAGAAACACAGTATTAGGTGTACAGGCTGGCGTAAATACTGTCAAAGGGGACGGAAACACATTACTTGGTGCATTCGCAGGAAGTGATACCAGGCAGATGAATGACTGTCTTTTTTTGGGTCTTGGCGCGGGTAATGACATCATTGCATTCAATCCAACCCCATCAAATCTTCTGGCTATCGGTAATGACGTAGCAGGCGTTGGCTCACCTTTAATATGTGGAGACATGGCATCGCCAAAAGTAGGAATAAATACAATTCCCTCAAAGATTTCAGGAACTTTTCATATTAGGAGTAGTGATGCTGCGGCGACTGTAATTTCCCCTTCTGGAGCGGGTGACGATTTTATTATTGAGAACGGCGGAAACACGGGGATGACTATTAGGTCTGCCCCTACTTCTCTTGGCACGATAAACTTCTCATCTCCCACAATAGCATCAGCGGGCGGCATTATTTATAACCATAGTAACGCAGAGATGACTCTCCGATCCGCTAACGCAGACCGATGGAAAATCAATGCGGCAGCTTTAAATCCGTCCGCAGATAACTCTTCCAGTCTAGGGACAGCAGCGCTTCGTGCCAGCGTTATTTATGCCGCATCTGGTTCAATAAACACATCAGACGGCAGGCTAAAGGATGACGTTGTAGAAATTAGTGCTGCTGAAAAGAGGGTCGCTGTTAATCTGAAATCTCTCATCAGACGATTCCGCTACAGTGAATCTATTGCAGAGAAAGGTACAGGAGCGCGTCAGCACTTTGGCGTTATTGCTCAGGATGTAAAAGCCGCTTTTGAAGCTGAGGGGTTGGTGGCTGAGGATTACGGTCTTTTATGCCATGACGAATGGGATGATGTGTTTGAGCCTGTAATTTCCACCAGGAAAGTTACAAAAACGGTAAAGGGTAGTCGTCGCGATTACGATACTGGCGAGATGTTACCTGAAGAGGAGATACAAATAGAGACAGAAGAGGAGTATGACACTGGAGAAAAGAGACTTGTCCTGGCCGCAGGAGAACGTTACGGAATCCGTTACGACGAGCTGCTCTGCTTTATCATCGCTGCGATGTAGTCAATAGTCATCATCCGCGTCTTTAATATTTTATCGGACTATAGGAATAGTCCAAGGTAACAATTATCCATAAACAGTTTATTGTGTATGATGGACCTCATCTTCTAAGGGGGTTCTCATGCACAATAAACGGTGGTTACCATGAATGGCACGGTTACGGCGGATTCACTGAATCAAGGGTTAAGCCTGGGTGCGCTGGCCTCTGTCGTCTACGGCGTTCCGCCTGAGGTGGCTCTCGGTGCTCTGGCTGGCGCGGTAATATTTGTTACCTCTGCGGTAGAGTACCCTATCAGACGACGATTGCTGTTATCTCTTCTCAGCTTTATTTGCGGCCTCCTTTTTTACAAGCCCACAGCCTCTATCCTCATCGGTGTTGCCAGTCTTATCCCAACCATTACTGCTGATTCATTTGAGCGCGGGATCGTCTATTCATCCGGCGCTTTCGTGGCTGCAATCGTCGCTGTCCGCATAGGTATATGGCTTTATCACCGTTCTGACAACCCGCGCGACTTGATCAGAGGGCAAGATGATGACCAGTCATGAATTTTGGTTGCTGGCTAATTCCATAATCTGCGGGGCCATTGCGTTCCGGGTTTTACTTTTCCGCCGCCAGGGCTCGCGCCATCGGTGGTGGGGCGGCTGGCTGGCCTACCTGCTTATTGTCGTGGCCGCCAGTGTCCCTATCAGGACGTTCTACGGCTATTACATCTCTGCGGACTGGTCTGAAGTGATTATCAAAGCTGTGTTCCTGGCTGCCCTGATAAAGACAAAAGGGAACGTGGTGCAAATATTTAAAATGTCGAGGTCATGACGATGGATATTACTCAGTTTCAACGCGCCGCCGGGATCAGTTCTGAGCTGGCAAAACGCTGGCATCCGCACATCACCGCCGCCATGAAGGAGTTTGGCATTATTAAACCTGACGATCAGGCGATGTTTATTGCGCAGACCGGGCATGAATCTGTTGGCTTCACCCGGCTGGTGGAAAGCATGAATTACAGCGTGGCGGGCCTGGCGAATTTCGTTCGTGCCGGACGCTTAACACAGGCGCAGGCCAACGCATTAGGCCGCAGGCAGGGTGAACCATCGCTGCCACTCGAGCGCCAGCGTGCTATTGCCAATCTGGTTTACAGCAAACGCATGGGGAACAACGGACCAGGCGACGGCTGGAACTACCGGGGGCGCGGACTCATCCAGATCACCGGCCTGACGAATTATCGCGACTGCGGCAATGGCCTGAAGGTGGATCTGGTGGCGCAGCCTGAACTGCTGGCACAGGACATCTACGCGGCCCGAAGCGCAGCGTGGTTCTTCGCCACCAAAGGCTGCATGAAGTATACCGGCGACCTGGTGCGCGTCACGCAGATTATTAATGGCGGGCAGAACGGTATCGATGACCGGCGCGCGCGGTATGCGACTGCACGTAAGGCGCTTTTATGATCTCCCTCTTCATCAAAGCCTACTGGAAACAGTTGCTTATTGTAGCTGTGCTTGCTGCAGCAGTGACTGGCGTAGTGGTTGCCTGGAACGTCCACGGTGACAGGCAGTACAACGCCGGTTATGCGCAGGCGCAGAAAGACCAGGCCGACGCAGACGCTAAAGCGAAAACAGAACGTGAGCAGGAGAAAGCCAAAGATGAACAAGATGCGCAGCGTCGCATTGATATGGCGCGCAGTGATGCTATGCTTGCCGCTCAGCGTGCTGGCGGGTTGCAGCAGCAACTCGACAGTATCAGGAAACAACTCAGGGAATACGCCAGCACTGTCGGCGCTGGGGCGTCAGCCGCAGAAACCGGAGTTTTGCTTGCCGACGTGTTCAGCAAATCTCTCGAAAGAAATCGACAACTGGCAGACTACGCTGATCGAGCCGCCGAAGCCGGGCGAGTCTGCGAAAAACAGTACGATTCGTTGACCCGGTGACATGGTATTTTTCATGGTACTGTTTCCCGGTGACGGTATATAAAACGGTATGGCGATTTACGGTAACAATGATTTATGTTTCAATTCAATTAGTTACATGCGCTGTACATGATTGAGTGGGAATGATTTCCCAAAAGGGATCGTCCTGCACTAACAGGCATTAAAACAAGCTTAAGCCCGCGTAATAGCGGGCTTTTTTGTTTTTAGCTTAGTCACTGTTGATAATGTCTGACAATTAACCGAGACGGCTGGCACATAATCGTTGCTGTTTTCAGGCAGGCGATCACAGGTGCGTAAAGGTTCAAGGTGAAGTGACCTTCTGTACGAACAAAACGATCTCGGTACTTTACAGAAGGATAAATGATTCCTCTGAAGTGCAAGCTAAACTAAGCGCTTGTTGGTGGTCTAAATATAGCCTATATTAAAACCGCTATATGATTATTAGGCGAAAGAATCATGAAAATAGAGACAATCAGCTACGTTAAAAAGAACGCAGCAACGCTTGATTTGTCGGAACCCATCCTGGTCACTCAAAATGGTGTGCCTGCTTATGTCATAGAATCTTATGACCAGCAGCAGGAGCGGGAAAATGCTATTGCGTTACTGAAATTGCTCACCCTTTCTGAGAAAGATAAAGCTGAAGGGCGCGTGTTCTCGAAAGACCAGTTACTGGATGGAATTGCGGATTAA